GAAACCCGACGAATGGTAATGGAGCAAATGATGACAACTAAACACGACATGGCAATCTTTAATTTGATTAACGAAATTGCAGACATAAGCACTAATCCGCACGCAAGCATCATTCAGCGTCTTAAAGGCATGAAGAACTCGTTGTCATTAGAAGAACCGATGCCATTGCATGATGTGACTACACTTGATTTAGCAATCAAAGCACTACAAGCACATTCCTAACCGACAAAGGACATTCCGACAATGAAAACCTGCACGATTTGCAAAGAAACAATCGCCTACCCAGAGATAACAGGCAAAACACATTTCGTCTGTGATGGCCGTGTGCCGGCACGAAAAAACGCCCCATTTATTGAAGGCATGTTGGCATCACAGTCATCAGCTGATGCGCGCTGGACAAAACCTGAACAAAACGAAGTTGACGCTGCCATTGTGCACGTTGCGCGGACTAAAGGCTTTTTCACATCTGACGACATTTGGAAGCACCTGGGCGATCAGTTCCCTGTTACAAAGGGCATTGCTGGACGGCTTAACGCTGCCGCTCGACGTGGCATCATCCGCAACACAGGCGAACTGGCTTACGCCCAGCGCGGTGGCGCGCATGACCATGCACAACGCTTATCTGTGTGGGCAGGCATCTGATGGGCTTTGACCTAAGCAACTACGAAACCGTAGAACAGCGTCTAGTTAGGTTCTGGGCTGCATATCCAAACGGGCGCGTATATACGTCCATGATGAACTACACAGGCGATGCATGCGTGTTCTACTGCGAACTGTACGCCGACAAGGACGACAAGGTGCCAGTCGCTACGGGATACGCCGAAGAAATCAAATCTGATCGTGGGGTTAACGCAACCTCATTTGTAGAAAACTGTGAGACCAGCGCCATTGGTCGCGCTATTGCCAACTGCCCGCTGCAGGCTCCTGCTAGTGGCCCCAGGCCGTCACGCAATGAGATGCAAAAGGTCGAGCGCCTAACCACATCACCGCAACCGCAAGTGCACACACCCTCTGGCGCATTTGCCACACCTAAGCAAATTGGCTACATCAAGAAACTAGCCAAGGACAAAGGCATGGACGATCTTGCATTACTGGAGATGATTCAACTCAACCTAAACGATGACAGCGCCGTATTGGAGCTGTTGAAATCACACGAAGCAAGCAAAATCATTGAGAGGCTCAAATGACATTAGAAGAATTGATTAGCGCGGTAGAACGGCTACAAGCCCTGTATCCACAAATAACAAAAGAGCAGAATGAAGCCGAACAAAAAATCAGGTGGGCAATAAATCACCTTGCTGACAAGATTTGGACGGCATCGCTGTAGTGAAGTTAGACCCCAAGATCAGCGAAGCCGACTTCAAGGACATGGTGATCAGCGTCGCCAAACGTTACGGCTGGTTAGTGCATCACGATCTGCCGGCACAGAACACTCGAGGACGCTGGATGACAAACGTGCAAGGCGATGTGGGATTTCCTGATCTGTTCATGGTGCACCCATTCCAAGGCGGTCGGCCGCTGGTCATTGAGTTAAAGGCAGAGAAGGGTAAGACAACACCTGGTCAAAAGGTTTGGTTGAAAGCGTGTGAGTTGGCTGGATGTCATGCAGCGGTTTGGAAGCCAAGTGACATGGAGTACATTCTCTACACCTTGAGCAACCCCAGAGCATAAACAATCGGCTAGTAGCACGACCTAAGCCATTCGCACGGCAGTTGGTGACACTCGGTAACGAGGGTAGATCGGCGCGCCCTTAATCATGCAAGACGAAATGAGCGAGGCAAAGCGCCGAGGCGAGCTGTAAACATAATCAGCTTAATGCAATTGGGTACCAGGATGGGCAATCTGGTGGGTGGAGCATTCACACATCTCTTGACCTGCAGATGACATACAGTTAACAAACAAAGAAAGCACCGACATGAACCCGACAACAAACAACACTCAACACAAACAAGAGCAAGGCGCTTGCGCCGCGCTAGCACAAGCCGAAGGCGCGTGAGATGACACGTCAACGCACAGAACATGACACACCGATCTACAAACAAGCAAGAGCAGAACTACTGCGCGACAACCCAACATGCCATTGGTGCCGACGCAACCCTGCAACCGAACTTGATCACCTCGTTGAGAGCGACCGCGAAGGCACACTCGAAGATGGCTACGTCGCCAGTTGCAAGCCCTGCAATGCAGCAAGAGGGGCAACATACCGAAACAAAAAACTAGCTAACGCAAAACAAAACAGGGAAAAAGCAATCAACGATTTTTTATACGCGGATGGACTGACCCCGAGCCCCATGCTTCTCTTTGTCGCCAACAGCCCAGATCAGCCTGAACCAGCGCCAACTGGCCATGATCAGCCGAGACTGGAAACGATCATCCCAAACCATGCCGGCTCACTAGCTGGGCTTGTGGGGGACATGGCTAAGAAGGTGCTGCAGATAGACCTGATGCCGTGGCAACTGCATGCTCTTGAGGGGATGCTTGCGGTTGACGCTGATAACAAGTTTGTGCATCGCTCGAGCCTTGTGTCGGTTGCGCGTCAGAACGGTAAGACCACAATCATCCAGGCGCTCATCTTGTTTTGGCTTGTGGAGATGCCCAAGATACGAGGACAAAAGCAGACTATTGTTTCGGGCGCGCACAGACTTGACCTTGCATGTTTGTTGTTTGATGATTTGGCACCAATCCTTGAGGAGTACTACGGCGCAAAAATTGTCAAGTCTTACGGCCGTTATCAGGCCACCATGCCAGACGGCAGCAAATGGTGGGTCAAAGCATTAAAGCCAAACCAAGGTCACGGTATGTCAATTGATTTGGTCGTGGTGGACGAGTTGTTTGACGTCAACCCCGATTCCGTGGAAGGCGGTCTCCTGCCGGCACAGCGCGCACGCAAAAATCCTTTGGCGTGTTTCTTCAGCACAGCTGGCACCGAGGAATCTGTACTTTTCCAAAGGTGGCGAGAGGCGGGCATTCGAGCAATTGACAAAGGCGAACCGTCCACGATGTACATGGCGGAATGGTCGCCTGACCCAAGCCTTGACCCGTTGCACCCAGCGTCATGGGCGTGGGGTAATCCTGCACTCGGTCACACGTTGGACATGGACACAATTAGGCAAGAATCCACCAACCCTGATCGGGCGTCGTTTTTGCGCGCATCCCTCAACCTGTGGGTGAGTGTCGTGCGCGGATGGATTGAGCCTGGTCGCTGGCCGTCCTTGGAATACCACGGTGAGGTGCCTAGCGGTGGGGTCGTGGCTATTGAGTCGTCGCTGGATGACTCCCGATACAGCGCGACCAGATGCGTCAACCTGTCAGACGGTCGAGTGCTTGTCACCGTCGCATTTATTGCCGAGTCAATTACAGAGCTGTGGGACAACGTGCAAGAACTTGCCAAAGACCCGACGATCAGGTTTGCCTTATCGCCGACCGTGGACGCAACCTGCCCGCCAAACATTGAGCGCCGCAGGGTCGTGGTCGGTTACGCCGAACTTGGACGGTTTACACCGCTAGCCAAAAACATGATCGCCGAAGCGCGACTGTTACACACGGGAGAAAAACTGCTTGCCGAACATGTCCAGCGCGCTGTTGCTGTTCGCACCGACAACACGATCGTTCTGTCAAGCAAGCGATCACCTGGGCCAATCGAATTGGCGCGCACAATGGTCTGGGGTATCGGCATGTGTGCCCGTCCTGTCAACAGCGGAAAGCCCATGCTTGTCGCAGTAAATAACTAAGATAAACGCGGCGACCGCGCACCTTGCCTTTTGTCGGAATCGGATAAGTCATGCGCGGTTGCCACTTATATGACAAAGTAGGAACATGGCGATCTTTAACAAAACCAAAAAAGCAGCGATAAGCCCAGCGCCAAGCAAGGCGGCTGCGGCTGGCGGTTTCGCACCAGGTTATTCATCGTCAAATGTTGGCGTAAACATGATCGGCCAGTACTACACCTACCGCGAAGGCGAAGCGCGTAACGCGGCAATCAGCGTCCCAACGATCAACCGCGCTCGAGATTTGATGGCGTCTGTTATTGGCTCAATGCCATTGCGCTCATACAACGAGTTTTGGAACGGCGAAGAAATGGAACGCATTTACATCGCGCCCCGTTCATGGATGCGCCGACCAGACCCAACCGTGTCCGCGCAATTTCTCTTTAGTTGGACACTTGATGACCTCATGATGTTTGGCAGAGCGTTTTGGTACATCACATCGCGCACCGCTGACGGCTATCCAGCATCATTCACTCGACTACCTGCTGGTTCAATTACCACCACCGACATGGCTGGTCCTGTGTGGTTCGCTCCATCGTCACAGGTGTATTTTCAAGGCGGAGAAATTGACCCAGCAAATCTTGTGCAATTCTTGTCTCCAGCACAAGGTCTGATTTACTCGGCACCTGGCGCAATTGAAACCGCGCTTAAGTTAGAAGCTGCGCGCAACCGAAACGCATCGTCAAGCATTCCTGCCGGCGTACTCAAACAAACTGGTGGCGAACCACTTAGCGCGCAAGAACTTGCTGATTTGGCTAGCGCTTTTAATGCCGCTCGAGCAACTAACCAGACTGCAGCGCTTAACGAGTATTTGACATACACGGAAACAAACAGCACGCCAGACAAGATGCTTTTAATTGAAGCGTCGCAATATCAGGCGTTGGAAATGTCACGTCTTGCGAACGTGCCACCGTATTTGGTTGGCGTTGCTACTGGCGCCTACTCGTACCAATCATCACAACAAGCTCGCGCCGATCTTTACTTGTTTGGCGTAAAACTGTATGCAGATGCAATTGCTGGCGCGCTGTCAATGGACAACGTGCTACCGCGCGGAACATACGTCGAGTTTGATGCAGATGAATACCTAGAAGAAAACTTTATGGCCGATCGCATGGACAATGAAGAAGTAGTTGTAAGAGAAAACACCCAAGAGGAGTTAGCACGATGATTAAGTTAATTGCAGGAGAGTTCACGGTTGACGCCGCAATCGGCGAAGCACCAAAGCGCACAATCTCTGGAACCGCAGTTCCATACAACGTGCCGGCAACAGTTTCGGATGGCACAGCTGTGATCTTTCGCCCAGGCTCATTGCCAGTCGAAGGAAAAGCGCCACGCCTGTTTATGTACCACGATGCCAGCCAACCAGTAGGCGTTGTCACCGAGCGCGTGGACACCGAAGAAGGCATGATGTTCAGCGCCAAGATCAGCGCAACGACGCTTGGCAATGACGCTTTAGTCATGGCCTTGGACGGCACCATTGACCAAGTATCGGTGGGCGTAAACCCAACCAAGTTCTCGTATGACGAAGAAGGCACAATGATCATTGAGTCAGCCGACTGGATGGAATTGTCCCTAGTTCCGATCGGCGCTTTTGGCGATGCCGCA